ATCATGTCACAGTAACTACTGCGGCAACTTTTATCCCTGAAATCTGGTCGGATGAGATTGCCGCCGCATACAAGAAGAATCTTGTTGCCGCAAACCTCATCAAGAAGATGAATTTCCGTGGCAAAAAAGGCGACACCGTTCACATTCCCGTTCCCACTCGTGGTTCGGCTTCTGCTAAGTCTGCTTCTACGCAGGTTACGCTGATTGCCGCCACCGAGAGCGAAGTTACGGTTTCTATCAACAAGCACTATGAATATAGCCGCTTGATTGAAGACATCGTTGAAGCCCAAGCTCAATCGTCACTGCGTCAGTTCTACACTGATGATGCTGGTTATGCACTTGCCAAGCAAGTTGATACCGACCTCATCCAGTTGGGCCGTACCGTGAACGGTGGTTCTGCTGGCGCTCGTTACAACGCCGCTTACATTGGTGGCGATGGCACGACCGCTTTTGACTACACTGCCAACACCAACACTGGTAACGCCTCTGCTCTGACTGATGCCGCTATTCGTCGCACCATTCAGCGTCTGGACGATTCCGATGTTCCGATGGACGGTCGTTTCTTCATCATTCCTCCCTCAAGCCGTAACACCCTGATGGGTATTGCCCGTTACACGGAACAGGCTTTTGTGGGTGAGTCTGGTGCTGGTAACACCATCCGCAACGGTGAAATTGGCAATGTGTACGGCATCCCCGTGTTCGTGTCGAGCAATGCTGATCACGCATCTGCTACTTCCACCTACCCTGCTTCTGGTTCTTCCATCGCTCGTATCTGCCTGATGGGTCATCGTGACTCTATGGTTCTGGTTGAGCAGATGGCTGTTCGTTCGCAGACCCAGTACAAGCAAGAGTATCTGGGTACGCTGTTCACTGCTGACACCCTGTATGGTGTTGCTGAACTGCGTGACTACGGTGCAGTTGCCTTGGCAGTTCCTGCCTAAGGTGAGTTAGTCCTTCCTCCTAACGGGGGAGGGACTTTTTTCTGTTTTTAGGAGATTGATTCATGGCAAGTGCAAGTTCCGTAACGGTGCGTCGAAGCAATGATCAGTTCCGTGGTTTGTTTAACGAAACATGGATTGTCAAGGCCACTCTTGACGCTGGTTCTTTGGTTGATGGCGCTGGTGAAACCGATGATGTGACTGTTCCTGGTGTTGCCTTGGGCGACATGGTGATTGGCGCATCTTTGGGTGTGGATTTGGTTGGTTTGACTGTTACTGGCTATGTCAGTGCGGCTAACACCGTCAAGTTCCGTATTCAGAACGAATCAACGGCAACTGTTGATTTGGCTTCTGCAACCCTGCGAATCGTGGTTGTTCGTCCAACCATCTAAAGGAGAGGGGGAGAAATCCCCCTTTTTTTATGGCTACATTCAAATGTCTTGCAAGTGGGAATCTGGTAAGTTTTACCTTGGATCACGACATTAAGACAATGGAAACGCATCCTGGGTATGTTCGTGTTGATGCTCCTAAGGAATCCATTGTGGCAAAAGAAGAGTCTTTGCCTGTTCCTAATCGGATCGTCATGGGGCATATCCCAGTTGTTACAAAACGTCCAGGTCGTCCTCGTAGGGTAGCGTTATGAGTGATATCGATGCTCGTGATTTTGGCAAGCTAGAGGCTCAGGTTGAGGCTCTGGAAAAAGAAGTTCATGCTTTGAGGACGGATGTCCGTGCCTTACTTGAACTGGCAAACCAATCAAAGGGTGGCCTTTGGGTCGGAATGGGCATTGCGTCAGTTCTTGGTGGCCTAGTCACCTTTGTGATGGGAAGGATGCTCAAATGAAAGCTGGTCTTCTCACTGGCGTTGTGTGTCCCATTGCCACACAAGATGTTAAGGTAAACCTTAAAAACCGTAATCATGCGTTTAAAGAGTATGGTTATGGCCCTCCTAATCCTAACGAACCCAATGATGCGTTTTGGCTCAAGAAGGCCAAGATGTATAACGCTCCCACAGACACAATCAAGGGCATGAGATGTGGCAACTGTGCCGCATTTATCCAGACTCCAAAGATGATGGAGTGCATTGTTTCTGGTTTGGAGAAAGATGAGAAAAAAGGTGAGTTGTCCTATGACGAGCAGTTTGTCAAGGCGGCTGATCTTGGGTATTGCGATTTATTCCAATTCACTTGTGCATCGGCCCGTACTTGTGATGCTTGGAAGTCTGGTGGGCCAATCACTAAGGATTAACCATGTCTTCTTTGACTACTCCAACTACCCTTTTGAGCGCAGTTACCGCAACTGGCGCATCTAAAGCCGTTCAGTGTGATGCTGGTGGCCCTGCCTTTTTGCAGGTAAACGGCATTACCTCTGCAACGGTTGCTCTGCAAGGCAGTATTGATGGCACGAACTGGTCAACCATTGGTACGGCTTTGACCGCTGATGGCCTGATTACCGTTGCCAACGCCCCTAAGTACCTCCGAGCCAATTGCACGGCCTATGTCTCTGGTACTGTGACCGCCAAAATTCTTTACTAAGGAAGCACCATGAAAAAAGCATCTGGCATGAAAAAAGTAGGTAAAGTAATGAAAGAGTACAAAGAAGGCACTCTTCATTCGGGTTCTAAGAAAGGCCCAGCCGTGACTTTTCGCAAACAGGCCATTGCCATTGCACTGTCTGAGGCTGGTATGTCAAAGCCCACCAAGAAGAAGATGAAATGAAGCAAAAGCCTATTTGGGAACAGAAACGACCAAAAAAGCTGGGTGAATCTAAGCCATTGACCCCTGCAAAGAAGGCTATGGCTAAGAAGATGGCTAAGGAGGCTGGTCGTCCTTATCCAAACATGGTTGACAACATCAGAGCCGCGAGGAAGAAATGAAGTCTCCAGCCTGGACTAGGAAAGAAGGACAAAATCCCAAAGGGGGCTTGAATGCTAAAGGTAGAGCCTCTTATAATGCGTCAACTGGTGGGGATTTGAAAGCACCAGTTAAATCTGGCGACAACCCTCGACGGGCCTCCTTCCTAGCAAGAATGGGCAATATGCCTGGGCCTGAGTTTAAAGATGGGAAGCCAACTAGACTTCTACTTTCTCTTAAAGCCTGGGGAGCGTCTTCAAAAGAAGATGCCCGTTCTAAAGCAAAAGCAATTTCTGCAAGGAACAAGGCTAAGAAATGAGGGAAATATCAGTAGGCAAGACAGTTGTGGGAGATGGGTCTACAACGACCGTCTACACAATTCCTAATGGCTATTATGCCAAGTGGAACCTTGCTTATTTGTTTAATTCCACTGGTAGCACAAAAACTGTCACTATGTCTTGGTATGACGCTAGTGCAAACACAACCTATGATGTTTTGAATGGTTATTCTTTGTCTTCCAAGGATTTCCTTAAGTTTGATGGCGGTGCTTACATTGTTTTGGAAGAAGGTGACAAAGTGACTTTTGCTCCTGAATCTGGGGCGACATTTACTATTCTTGTTACATTTGAATTGATTGGGAGCCAAAGAGCATGACTTACCTTGAACTGGTTAATGACATTTTGGTTCGTTTGCGCGAGGATGAAGTTGAGTCTGTTTCTCAGACTGACTATTCCAAGTTAATTGGCAAGTTTGTCAATGATGCCAAGCGTCAAGTTGAAGATTCTTATTCTTGGAATGTTCTGTCTACCACTGTGACTTTGACGACTGTTGCTGGTACGCATTCATATTCAATGACTGGCGCTGGTCAGAAGTTCCGAGTTGTTGATGCGATTAATGACACGCAAGACTTGACTCTGCGGAACATTCCTTTTGCCAAC